TCCAGCGCCTTGAACACCACGGTGAACTTCACGGGTGTGAACTTCCCGCCGTCGCTGGGCACTTTGGCAGTGACGGGGGCCGTGAAAGTGGGTTTCTGGGTAACGACGAACATGAAGAAAAGCTCCGGGTGATTGAAAAATGAAGGCTCACAGGCTGACGATGCGCAGCTCGTCGTTGCCGGCTACAGGGTCGAGCTCGAAGTCCAGGCCGACCATGCGCTTGCCATTCAAGTCTTCTTTGCGGTGCGCCTTGAGCACCATGGCCGGGGCATGCAGCAGAATCTGGTTGCCGCTGGTTTTGCCAATGACAAAGCCCAGGCTCTGCACCGTGCGGCTCTTGATATGACCAATGAAGGCGGCTTCCTGCGCCGCCGTCAGCGCCAGGCCCATCGAGCCTTTGATCTTGCGGTCCTGCAGCACCACCTCCTCATCAGTGAGCAGCGGGCTGAACGCCACCTGGTTGCCCCAGTCCAGCTCCAGGCCCGAGCTGTTGTAGGCCACGCCAGCGGCCAGCGCGCCGGCCGCATAGGTGCAACCCAGCGTGATGTCGGTGACGTTGGCCCGGGTGATGGCGACCGGGTCTTTCCAGGCGGTGAGCGTGGGCGCCACGTTGGCCACCGCCGTCGGGGTAGCTTCCAGGCCGGTGAACTCGAACACCAGCTTGGGCACCTCGCCCACTTTGGCCGAGAGCTTGACCGTGCCCCTGGCGCCCACCAGCTTGTGCAGCAGGCCGTCGTCGTACCAGTACAGGGTCAAGGTCTTGAGCAGGTCTGTGATCGGCAGATATTCCACCCGGTTCGGCGTGAGCAGGCCTGTGGCCTCTGCCATGCCGCAGCCCAGCAGCAACGCACCCCATACCGGCGCCGTGGCCGCCAGGCCGGCGCCCGACAAGAGCACCGAGAAACTGCACTTCGAATAGGAGGTGCCAGGAAACGACTGAGCCGAACCGAACCAGCCCGTCATGGAAGCCACCTCAGTGGCGCTCAGCTCCAGCGGGGTGATCGACAGGTCGTGCGCCTTGATGGCATTGGCAGCACCCGTGGGGGTTGCGTCCGTGCCGGGGGTGGTCTCGACCTTGCCCAGGACGACGGTTTTCTTGATGTAGCGGGTCATGGTGCGTTACTCCGACGTGGGCACAGAAGGGATGGCAGCAGGCGCGGCATCATCTGCCCAGCAGGCCTGCACCGGGTCCCAGCGCCAGCTGCCGCCACCCGGCAAAGGGGTGTTGTCGGGGGTCGGTGTGTTGTTGGGCGCGTCGTTCGCGGCGCCGGCTTGAGGCGTTGGGGAAGAGTTCTTGGCCATGTCAGGCGCTCCTGTAATAGTTTTTGAAGGTGAATTCGTCGCTCCACCACAGCCGCCCATCGCCCGCAAACTGCACCAGTTCGCCGCCCAGAAACCACACCGGCTCGCCCGTATCGTCATCGGGCACCCAGCCAATCAGCGCGGCCTTCACCTGAGCGCGCAAGCCCGCCAGGTCCAGCACGCCAGGTGTGCCCAAAGGGTCCAGCGTGTTCACCACCTGGATGACGCCAAACACACGATCCTCCACCTGCGAGGCAGGGCCGGTGTCCTCAATCAGCGTGCCGCGCTCGGCCAGCGGTATGAGGTACACCGCCGGCGCCACCCGGTTGCCACGCATCGCGGCGTCCAGCCCGGCGGCTGATTCGATCTCGCGCAAGCCCACCAGGCGGGCCTTCAAGCGTCCAAGAATGAGCGTGGTGTCCATGCTGCGGCTTTACCGAAACGCGTTGAGCTGTGAGCGGCCAAACACCGGCGCGGCCCCGGCAAAGCGCACATCGGTGGCGCTGCCCGCTGCTGCGCTGGCCGCTGGGTCTGCCACGCCCAGGCTGAACTTGCCCTGGGCCACCAGCGCCAGCATGCGGTGCGCATCTCGGTTGTCGCGCGCCACCGGGTCTTTGGTCTCGTCGGTAATGCGGTGCTGGTTCAGTAGGTAGCGCGCCATGGCCCGCGCCCATGCCGTCAACACATTTTTGCTGGACGCACTGGCACCCAAGTCCAGTGGCAGCGTGTAGCCGCCCTGCACCAGGTAGCCGTCAATCAACGCGCTGGCCTCAGCCACCGCGTCTTCAACCCGGGCCAGCGCGGCATCGGCCGCATCCAGCTGGGCCAACGTCCAGGCGCTGCGGTCGGTGCCGCGCAGCGTGGCATCCATCAGCGCGTAGTCCGTCACGGCCAGGTGCTCGGCGCTGGCCACCTGGGCCAGCTCGCGGGCCCCTGGGCGCTCAGCCAGCTCAGCGGTTGTGATGTAAGGCATGGTGGGCGGGCTCAGGCTGTATCAGGCGGTGGCGGGCACGTCCAGATCCACCAACATGGTCACCAGCATGGGTTCGGTGGTGAGCTGTGCGTACTGCTCGTCACTCAACTCGGCCAGGGGCAAGGTTGTTTCGCCATCGGGAAAGGCAAAGCCAGCGCGGCGAAAACCAGCCCGCTTGGGCACCACCTTCAAGCCTTTGGGCTTATCACCCTGCTCGGGTTTGGTGGCAAGGGGTTTGGCTGCGGTGGCAGATTTGGTGCTGTTTTTGGCGGTGGCCATGTGGGCTTCTCCAGAGGGGTTCAAGGTTTGTACGATGGGCGCAGCGGCCTGGGTCAGATCAACCAGGGGCAAACGACCACTTTGGACAGGTTGCGCATCACGTTGGAGGCGCCGTTGGCCAGGCGCTCGGCCTGCACCACCTCCAGCGCTGCCTTCTCCAGGTTCGGCGGCACCCACAGCTCATTACTGCGGATGACCAGCGGCTTGCCGTTGTCGCCCACAAAGCTTTGGTGCTCGGCCCGTGCCTCGGCGTAGCTGGTGATGTCCAGCGTCTCTTTGCTGGCATAGGCCAGCTGCCACAAGCCAAAGCCGGTATTGCCGCGCCCGTCAGCACCCCAAATGAACTCATTGCGGCTGAAGACGTTGTCGTCGGTCAGGCTGGTCTTGGCGGTAATGGCGTAGTCGCGGCGCTTTTGGTAAATGATGGGTTTGAGCACCTTGGTGGTGTCCAGCAAAAACCAGGGCGTGCCGCTGCCACCCTGGAAGTTGCTCACACTGACCTGCTTGCCAGGTGCGCCCACAGGGTGATCGGTGTCGAAGAAATACTGACCGTCGTAGCAAGGCGTGGTGAAACCTGCTTTCATCAAGCCAAACACCATTTCGTCGGGGTGCTGGGCGGCATCTTGGCCAATTTGCTCCACCACAGGACGATAGACACCGAACTGGTCATCCTCGATTTCGTCACGGTTGACTGTGACGCTGTTTTCGAACGTCTTGTTCTTGATGGCGTAGTCGTGGGCGACCAGGTTTTGGAGCTGGCGCTCGCCAATCCATTCGCGGAACTTGGTGATCTTGCCCAGCCAGCCGTACTTTTGCTCAGAGCTGGAGCTGGGCACCAGCGTGGCGCACTGGCTCCACATGGGGGCAGTGCTGGTCATTCCCATCTGGAAAGCCGCGCTGAAAGATTGGTGGAGGATGGACAGGTTGGCGTGATTGATGATCATGGTTCGCTCTTCTTGTGATGGTGGGTGGGGTGGTCAGTTGAACTTGACCCAGACGCCATCGGCATCCACGTCAAACACCTTGCCGGCCACACTGCGTGTGCTGGTGCCACTGGTCTTGGCGACGGTCTGGTCGTCCACCATGTAGCAATCAGCGCCAATGTCGGCCAGGGCAATGGCATCGGTGGAGGCGCTGTTGCCCAACTGATGCACGCCCTTGCTCACGCGCACCCGGATGTCGCCAGCCGCACCGGCCGAGTTGTCAGCGCGGTGCTCGGCCACGCCAGCGGCCTTGAGGGTGGTGGACGTGGCACCTGGCACGGCATAGCCGCCGGTGTTGATAGCGACCATGGACCCGGCAAAGATGCGGGTCGCTGCGGCCACGGGGGGCTCCATCTGGTCGCCGTTGCGGCGCAGGGTGTTGCGGTCTTGGGTGAGTGCGGTCATGGGCTGGTCCGTTGTGGGGTGGTGGGTGTGTTGGCTCAGGCCACAGCAGTGGCGGGCGTCACAGCGCGGTACTGGTCAGCGCTCAGGCCCATGGCGCTGCACACCGCCAGCTCGGCAGCAGACAGCTGTTGGGCACCTTGGGCTGCACCGGTTGACGCGGGCGGCTTGCCGCCGGTCTGGGTGCCGTTCAGCGCTGCAATGGGCTGCGCTGTGGCCAGGTAGGCGGTCAGTGCCGCCATGTTGGATTTGCCCAAGTCGCGCGCCCACGCCTCCTGAGCGGGCAGCAAGCGGCCATCGGCCAGGGCGGGTTTCACTTTGTCGTCGATGTCAAAGTCGCGCTGGCGAGCGCTCAACACCGCAATGTTGGTGCGCAGCTCTTCCACCACGGCCACCGGCACAAACTTCGCCGGGTCCGGTGCAGCCGGTGTGGCCGTGCGCAAACTGGTGCAAGCCGCCACCACAGCGTCTGCCGTGGCATCAGCGGGCAGCGCCAGTGCCTGGCGCGCGGCACCGGCCTGGGCCTGCAGCGTGGCAATGGAGCCCACAGCGCTCAGGGCGGTGCAGGCGGCGGTTTCGGTGGTGTTGTCTGGCAGGCCGAGGGCGGCCAGCACAGCCTTGAGCAAAGGGTTCAAGTCGGGCTCCTGGTGGTGGGTTGGAATCAAAAAAGCAGCCGTGGCCGCTGCCAGCAAAGACAGCGGCTCCATGCCGTGAATGGCCGGGTTGTTGGTCAACGCGCCCATGTGCACCGACAGCACCGTGCCGGTGCGCCGGTCAAATTCGAAAACGGGACTGAAGTACAGGTACTCCTTGGCGTCAATCAGGGCTTTGGCGCGAGCGGTCAGCTCGGTCACGGCGTACAGGCCTTTGCCCTCCAGCCAGCGCAGCTCACGCATCCAGCCCGCCGCCGGTGCGGGCTGGCCGTTCTTTTCTTTGTTCAGGGTCTGGTGTTCGTAGTCGATCACCGGGGGCTGGACCAATGCGCTGAAACGGGCAATCACGCCCTGGGCGCTCTGCGCATCCACGCGCCACAGCGGGTGATCCACCGGGCGGCCGTCGCTGGGGCCAAACTCACCCGCTGGCGTGACTTGCAACAGCACCAGCCCATCGGGCAACTGCACGGCCACGTCACCCGGAGTGGCGGCTGCAAAGCTGCACACCGCAATGGCCACTGCGGTCAGGCTTGCTTGCGTTGTGTGGGAGGGGGTTTGTTTCGCCATGCCCACACTGTCGCGGTGGGCGGCATTTTGGGCCGCTGAAAGCCCTTAAAGAAAAAAGCCCCTGTGCATTCGGTGCATCAGGGGCTGTGTGTAGCTGATCATTTTTCCTGACATCAGGAACCATCTTCATCATCGTCAAAACCAGGCAGCCTGTTCTGCCTGGCCAAAAACCGCTCTCGCTCAATGGCCGCAATGATCTGGCGCACCCGCGTTTCGGTAATGTCATACAGCTTGGCTAGCTCCCGGTGGTTGTGCCCATTGAACTTGGCGTACAGCTCGCGATCGCGGCTGCTCACGTGCATCGCCAGGCCCTTGGCAAAGTAAATGGCCTCACCCCCCACTTCGTTGGCAATGTGCTGCATCTGAGCCATCACCTGGGCGCTCCAGGCCTGCAGCTGCGCCAGCCACCCGCCATCCGGCGCCGCCTGCCCGGCCCGGGCATCCAGCAACACCAGCGCCTCAAACATACACACCGCCACGTCGCGCATGCGGTCGGTCATTTTCTCGGGCAGCATGGCTTCGAGCACGGCCAGCTCAGCGGCGGTCATGTAACGGCGTTGGGTCATTATTTGAGTTCCACATTCGAGCGCTTGGCCCATTTTTTCAGCGCTTCAATCACCCGAGTGATCTGCGGCTGTGTCTGAAAGCGCCAGGCGCTGACACCGGTCTGGCGCGTGGCATAAGACTGCAGTGCGGCATCGGTGTCGGTGTGTACCACACCGGCTGCGGCCAGCGCGTGCCACAGCGCCCGGGCCTTGCCCCACTGCTGGTCGCCAGCGTCGTCAATGTTGCGCACCAGCGCCGGGCGCTTGGGCACGTAGGCAGGCTTTTGCCCACGCGCCACCGCCGCGCTGGCCTGCATCCCCGCCAGGTGCGCCAGGTACTGGCGGCGCTGCAGAGCCGTCATGTCGGCCGCGCTGGCCACGCCCGTCACCGCCAGCTTCAGCGCGCTCGCTTCTTCAGCGGTCAGGTTCAGCGCCTTCTGCGCCATGTGCATCGCAGCCAGGTGGCTGTTGCGGGTTGCGGTCTTGGTCATGGTTGCATCAACCCAGCCACAGGGGCCCAAGCCACCAGTTCCACACACCCAGCAGGCTTGTGAGCAAAAACACCCCCTGCTGCGCAAACATGCGCCAGTGGCCATGCCCCGCACTGAACACCAGCCAGCCCACATTGCTGACCAGGAACGCAGCAAAGCCCAGGCCCGGGTGCACCGTACTGGCCAGCAGAGCGGCGCCCAGCATGCCCGCCACAGCCGCCACGGTTTCGATGACAGTGAAATAACGGTCCATGGTCAGCCCTCCAGGCGCTGCAAGTTGATGCGCTCAGCGGGCAGCTCCAGCGCCACCGCCACCAGCGCACCGTCGGCAGACCGCGCCACCGCCAGCAACTCGCCCGCCCGACTGGCCAGCTGCGCGGCGCCGTACACCTTGCGGCCGTGGCGCAGCAAACCGTCGGCGCCCACGCGGCGGATGAACCAGGAGGTGCTGCGCTTGAAGTGCCGGCCCTTGTACAGATCCCAGGCCTGTGTGATCTTGCGGGCGTCAGTGGGCCAGTAGCCCGCCAGCAAGTTGTGCACGGTGCCGCGCGACAAGCACAGGGCATCGCTCACGTAACGAACCGGGTGCGCACGGACAAAAGCCAGCAAATCGGGCGGGGCCGCCAGAGGCCCATAGGAGCGCCCACAACCCCCCGAAGCCGCGCTGGTATCAGGGGCCGGTGCAGCGCGGCTGAAACCCTTGTCAAAATCGTCCATCGCGGCAATCGGCACGCTAGGAGGCAATGCCATCTTGATGTTGTAGCCCTGGTACATCAGAACAGCTCCTCGGTCTGGGTGTCGCGCTCGGCCTCGGCCACGTCCAGGCCACGCCGAACGAAGTGATTGACCAGCATGTTGAGATCGTCCTGGTCGTCCAGGTCGTGGGCTTTGTTGTCGTAGATCGCAATGCGCTCCAGCTCCTCGGGCTCAACCACGGCGCCGACCTTGCCGATTCCCGGCACCGGCTGGAACTCGATGCTCATGAACATCTCACGGTACGCGTCAAGGTCGCGCTGGGTGATGGCAGCACCGGCCACCATCAGCAGCTCGAAAGCCTCCGAACCCGGACCCATCAGGTATGCGAGCCGTGGGTCGGCTTTGATGCGCTTGAGGATATGCAGCACGGCGGCGTCTGATGCGGTGCTCATGCTGCACCCCCGCCATAGCCTGGCCGCTCAAGAAACCCATCGGTGCAATCGCAAAAGCCGGTGTACACGGCACGCAGCCCGAAAAGGTTGGCACCCTGAATGTGCAAAAACGGGTTGCCGATAGGGGCGGGGCCGAACAGGTCGAGTTGTGCGGGGTTGCTCATACAGCCGCCACATCAAGACTGATGGCGTCATACGCGCCGGTGGTCTCATTGCGCTTGTAGAAGCGCACATAGGGCTTGGTGCTGGCGGCTTGCATGCTGTCGGCAATGGCTTGCATTGCGGCTTGCCACTTGGCGTCCCGGATGTCCAGACGGCGCAGGCCCAGCACGCGCCCCGTGTTGATCTTGCCTTCCTTGTCGGTCTGGAATGCGTGGTTCACCAGCGCCTTGATGTTGTCGTTGGCGCCCTGCGCCCACTCGTGCACGCACTCATCAATCAGCGCCTTGGCGGCCATGAGCTGCTCGCCGAACGTGATCTTGTCTTGCATCTGGCGCACCAGCTTGTAACGGCCGTCGTAGCTCAGCAGCGTCACGTTGCCCTTCTCGCCACCGGTCTTCACGCCGTATTGCTCCAGGCTGGTGGCCACCAGTGCGGCCACTTCACCCATGGCGTGCAGCTTGAACTTTTTCAAGCCTGCCGCGTGCGTCTCGGCCATGGTGCACAAGTCCATCACCACCTGGTGGCGCAGCTTGTCGATGTCTTTGACCTTGGTCTCGGGGATCAGGTTGCCGCTGGCGTCTTGCCAGTAACCGGCGGGGATTGTGTGGGTCATGTGGGTCTTTCTGGGGATGGGTATGGACAAGTAAAAACGGTTGGGGTCTGCGCGGGGTGTGCGACAGCTGGCGGGTTGTGGCAGCTGGCCAGCGCGGCGATGTAGCCCGGCTGGTGTGGGCTTCTCTGCTCGCCCACCCGGCTGGGCAGGCTCAAAAAGTCGGCGGCGCCGGGGCGGGTGCAGGCCATGGCGGGCGGGCGCCAGTCGGTGCACTGGCGGGTGTCGTGCTGGCGCGGCGGGGGCACACGCTCCAAGCAGTAGCGCGGGTAATCGTGGATCGGTTCGGCCGGCTCTTGTGCGGCGGCGTCTGCACCGGGCTGCAGGGCGGCGGGCAGCTCCGACATGTCGGCCACCCAAACGCCCGTCACGCCCGGTCCAGCCACGTTTTGCACGTAGCCCACGGATCGCATGTACCGCACTGCTGCGTCGAAAACGCTGCGCCGCATCGTGCCGCCGACGGCGGCATACAGGTCGTCGGTGTTGGTACGGCCGTGGGCCACCAGGTGGGCCAGCACGGCATCGCGCAGGGCTTGTGCTTTGGCGCTGCTCATGGCTTGGCTCCCGGCACCGGCTTGCCCAATATCGCGGCAATCTTGGCGCGCGCGGCTTCATTGGGCGGCGCCGTCTTCTTGGCGCCCTCGGGCATGGCGGTGTTGCTGCCGCCGTACACCGTTTCCAGCGCAGCGCCAATACCCATGGGCACACCGCGCACCGTCACGCTGTTGCGCGGCGCCTGCGCCTCGCTGCGGCGCTCGCTCTCGCGCAGGGCCTCGGCGCTGGCTTCTTGCTTGTCGGCCATGCCGGCCAGCACGGTGTACAGGTAAGCGTGGCTGGTGAGCGGCAGGTCAATGCGGCCAGCGGCGCGGGCCGTCAACACCTGTTCAATGGCGCGCTCCCACAGCCGGTGTGGTACTGCCCAGTCGCGGCCCCGGTGCGTCACAGTCTGGCGCTGCAGGTCGGGCAGCAGCTGGGCGATCAGCCGGACCTTTTTTCTCAAGGTCAAAGCTTGTTTGTCGGGCGTGAACAGGCCAACGTATAAAACAACCAGGTGGGCCATGGGCACGGACAAGGCCACCAAACGAGTGAAGGCCTGCTCGTCGTCAAGGCTTCGGGTGATCTGCTCCAAAGTCAGTTCAGACCGGCAAACTGGGCAGCAGATGGCATCTTTGGGCTTCGCGCTCATTGGGCCGTCCAGTAGCCCAGCAGGCCAGAAACGAGCACCACGGCGATGACAAGCGAAAAGCTGACCGCGGTGTACTTGATCAGGTAATGACGCTGGCTTTTGTCGCCCAGCATGCCGCTGGGCGTTGGCTCAATGAAGCCAGGCGCAAAGGGGTACTCGGACTTGCTGGACACAAACGGGGCGCAGCCGCTGCAGCCGGGGCTGCGGCGCTGGCACACGCCCAGCTGCTCGCAGCTGTAGCGGTGGGTGGCGGTTTTGATCGGGGCCACAGGGGCTGTGGGGGTTGGAATTTCAGTGCTCATGGTTTTTTCAGGGCAGAAATACGGCGGGCGGTTGGGAAGATGTCGAGGGCAAACAACACGGCGTCGCAGCCGCTGGGGTACAGGCCGTGGTGCTCACCGGCTGAGCCGTCACACATCACGATGCGGACAAGGAAGCTGCGCATGGCTCAGCACCCCTTCACCACACTGGCATCCACCACCGGGTAGCACACGCGGGCGGCTTCGTTCATGGCGCGGCACACCAGGTTGTTCACAACCAGTGGGTAGCAAATGCTCCGCGCTTCGCTGGGCTTGGCGCCGCGCGGCAGGTGGATCAACCGGGTTCGAATGGCGTCGGCCGCGTCGGGCGCAAACACCTGCTCGTACTTCAAGTCAAACCGCGCAAACTTGTGGCGCAAATAGCCCTCCAGATCGTGGTCCAGCGGACCCAGGGGCACCAGCTCGCAGCGCTGCGCCACTTCGCGCAGTTCAGCGCCGCCGTTGGACAGGCGGGCGCCCAGCTCGGGCTGGCCCACCAGCGCCACACCCACCAGGCGGCGCAGGCCGTCTTTCAACTCCAGCCAGCGCTTGAGGTGCTTGAGCGTGGCGGCGGGCATGGTGTGCGCCTCTTCGATCAAGATCAGGTGGCGGCGGCCTGCGTTGGCGCTGGCTTTGAGCAATTGGTGCACCTGTGCAAAGCGTGCGTCGGGGCTGCTTTTTGGGCTCACCTGCGGCGCCAGGGTGCGCACCACGGCCTCGGCAATCTGCCCGCTCTTCATGGGCTTGCCCTTGGCCTCAGACTCTTCCATGGCGAGCACATAGGGGCGGATCACCACCACTTCTTTGCCCTCCGTGCGGATGCGCTCCTCCAGGTCTTCGGCCAGGGTGGACTTGCCCGCACCGCTCTCGCCGACGACGGCCATGAAGCCGTGGTGCATGGCGCAGTCCAGCAAACTGGCGCGCACATAGCGCACGCTGGGAGTCTGGTACACGTCGTCGGACGACTGAACATCGTCCACAAACGGGTTGCGCGACAAGCCAAAGTGGCGGCGTGCCTCGGGGGTCAGGGCGGCGTTTTGCAATAACATGGGTACTTCCTGTTCAAACGGTTCTTCAACGGATGCCTCTAGGGCGGGAAAGGCCTCGGCGTGTTCCACCACGCTGGGGCCAACTTCTTTCTGGGGTGCCGCAGGCACCACCAGGTCAAAACGGTTGGGGGCAATGCGGCTCACAGCGCACCACCGTTGACCACACGCAGGCCAGCGCGCACCGTGAGGCGGGCGGCCAGCTCGGGCAAAGCGCTTTCTGGCACCGCATCGGGGTGCAGGTTTTTGAGCGTGGCCAGCAACCCGGGCGACATGGCCACACCCAAACCCATCAACGCGCGAACCGCCTCAAAGTGGTTCAGCATCGCGTCCGCGTGCTGGGTGCGCAGGGCTTGCAGCTCAGCGGTTTTGATGGGCACCGCCTCGGGCAGCAAGCGCGTAGGCAGCTCGCCCTGGCCCAGGTGCGTGTGCGCCACCACACCCTTGCCATCGTTCAGGTGCATGAACGGGCGGGCGTTCTTCGTCTTCAACTTCTCGGCCTCGTCCAGCGAAGTGCCCGGCCCGTAGGTGGCCGCTGCAATGCGCTTGCCCGCTTCTTGCGCCGCGTTGTGCGGGGCGGTGCGCCGCTCAGAGCCAATCAGCGTGGCCGACATGGGGCGGCCAAAGGCATCGAACTCGCGCTGCGGTGCCACGTCCACATGCTGCGCATCTTTGCCGTGGTTCTCCAGCGTCACGCGCACCGTGGCATCGCCCAGCAGCAGCGGGCTGACCACCACTTTTTGGCCGTTGGCAAACGAACCCGCCCACGGCTCCAACAAATACAGCTCGCTCTTCTTCGTCTGCGGGTGCACAAAGGTGATGCGCGAGTCTTTGATCACCCGCGTCTCTTCTTTGCCCCGCATGAAGTAGGCGCAGGTTTCCCGGTCTGGCATCTCCACCAGAGCGCCGGGGTAGTGGGCAATCAGGTTCCACAGGTCATCGCGCACGCGCAGCTGCCCGTCGTCGCACAGGGTGCGGGCGTCCACATGCTTGATCGCGTTGGCGTTGTGGTCGCGCACCCAGGCCGCAGAGCTGGCGTTGAGCTGTTCCGCCGTCTCCACCGGTTCGTCGCGCAGGCGGCTCTCAAAGTGGCGCTCAACAATCCAGTTGGCGTTTTCCACGCCGCCCTTGACCCAGGCGTGGTGCGTGGCGTGGGCCTCGTACACCACCCCCAGCGCTTCCAGCAAGCGGCGCACGCCCGGGCTGGTGAACTCGCTGCCCTTGTCCCACAACAGCATGCGCGGCACGCCGTGGCTCAGCCGCTGGGCTTGCCTGCCCCAGGTGTGCAGCAGAAACTCAAACAAGTTGCGCTGGTTCTCACCGGCAGACTCGTAGTAGCGGACATCAATGCTGCGCGAAGCGTGGTCGTAACGCACATAGCGCCACACCTTGAGCTTCACCTTCTCCAGCGCCACCGGCTTGTTCTTGTTGAACTCCTTTTCGGTCATGATCACCTGGCGCCCGCCCAGGTAATACACCAAGCACAACGAGGGGTCTATCTGGTGCACATGGTTGGGGTGTTCGCTGCGCAGGCGCTGGTGGTTGCGGGCGGTGGCCTGGGTTTTTACGTCCATGCGCTGCGCCCGCAGCAGCGAGCCTATGCGGCTCTCAGACACGTTGATAACCAAACCGTTCTGACTGGCAATGTTCATGGCCACGCAAATGGGTTTGGTGCTGATGCCGTTGCGCCGCACGCTCTGCTGCAAAGACGCTGCAATGAATTCGAGCGACTGCACCGGCAGCCGCGAGGTGCCCGAGTCCGTGCGGCGCTTGCGCCCGGTCTCAAACCCGGCATGTTCCTTCAGCCAGCGGTACACCGTGCTGGTGGACTGGTGTTTGTCTTGCGCAAAGGCCTTGATCAACCGCGTGCGCTCGCCGCCCTTGGGTGGGGCGCTCAGCAGTGCATCGCGCAAGGCCACCAACTCTTGGAGCTGGTCAAAGGGCATGGTGGGCGGCATGGTGTCAGGCCCCTGGAAATTCTTCGCCAGGGAATCGCTGCCGCAGTGCATCCTGCACATCAGCAACAGCCGCTTCCAACGCATCCGCCAAAGCTGTGGTGGTTGGTTCCGGCGCCGGTCCGTTGTCTGGAGTTGCCCGGGCAAAACGGCACATATCAACCAGCTGCATGGTCTTAGCAAACAGGGTTCTATCCTCATCCGCCAACGACGCGCACAGCCCGTGGATACGCTCAAGTCCAAATTCCAGCAGCCGAGCCTTGTGTCCGAGCTTCCAAGCGAGTTGGCGCAATGCCTCGGTTTCCTCGGGGTCAAGCCTCCATCCGCAAATGGCCGCCACGTCACCGGGAAAGGCAGCGATGTCGCAGGCCAAGCCCTGGGCCACATCCTGAAGATTGTTGGAAACCGCCTCGATTTCGGTCGGCATTTTGTCGGCGCTCATGACTGACCCCCAGTCAGCGGACCCATCACCTGGTCAAAGGTGTTGCGCTCTTTTTCCAGGCTGCGCTCGGCACGGCTCAGCGCCTCTTCGTACACGTCGGCCACATGCCCAATGGCCGCTTCAAAGCGCACGCGGTCTTCTTCGGCCAAGTCAACACCAGCGGCAAACAGCGCCAGGCGGCAGGCCTGCAGCTCGCTCAAGCCCTGCGCCAGCTTGCGCCCGGCGGCGGCCACCTGGTCGGTCAGCGGCACCAGCGCGTCGGGCCAGTCGGTGTGCGCCACCACCTTGCGCTGCAACTTCAGGTCCATCAGCTCGGTGTTGATCTCTTCAATCACCGCCTTGTTGCGCTTGCCCTCGGCCTCGGCCTTGCGAAACGCGGCGCGCAACTGGCTGGCGCTCATGCGGTCCACATCGTCCATGCCGTCCAGCACCTTCAGCTCATCGTCGTCGTGGGTGATCAGCTCCAAGAAGGCGCTGCCGCTTTTCACTTGGCTGGCCAAAAACGACAATTTGTCGCTTTTGGCCGTCTTGCTGGCCGCCTGCATGAAGCGATACGCCGTCGAGCGAGCAAATCCCAACATCTCGCAGCGCTTCTCGAACTCCGTCCCAATTTGGGACAGCTCGCGCAGCAGCAACAGCCGTTTGCCCGTCTCCAGGATGGCTTCGACGGTGCGGCGCTGGTAAAAACGTATCTCATCCTCCAGTGCGCCCACGGACAGCGACCCTTGGTAGCCGATTTGCACGGCCAGCGCCGTCACGCGCTCTTGTTCTTGCGTGCCCAGCTCGGCCAGGGTGGCAAAGTCGGCGCGGGCGGCGTCTTCGTTGATGGCCACTTCGCGGCTCTCGGGGGCGGGGGTGGCTTTTCTTCCTGCGGTCATGTTCGGTTCTCGGTTTGTGTTGTTGAGGGAATTCGGTTCAGAGCGGCACGCCGTAGCGCGCTGCGGTTTCTTCCAGGCGCTGGCGTTCGGCGTTGAGGTTGGCGGTCACGGTCATGGCCACGCGCACAAAGGGCACGCCCAAGCGCCAGCGGTTGGTGCCCGCTACGCGCTCCACAAAGGCGGTTTCGGCTTCCAGCGCAGGCAGGTTGATGGACACCCAGCTGGGCGACACGCCCAGGCCCTTGGCAATCTCGCCCGGGGCCAGGCCCAGCACCTCGTGCCCGGTCAGCAAGCGAAACAGCTCGCAGGTCTTGCGCAGGTTCTCGGCCAGCGGCTTGGTGGGTTTGGCTTCGCTCATGGGCGCACCTCTTCGCCCGTTGCGCGGCCTTGCAGGCGCACCAGCTCCAGCTGGGCGTACAGCGCCACCAGGTCGCGCATGCGCTCGGCCAGCGGGCCGGGCTCAATGGCCAGATCGCCGTAGGTGGTGGCGATGGTGAAACCGTCGGCCATGGCGGGCACCACGCGGTTCAGGGTGTGCGCGTGCAGCTGCGCCGCAGCTGGATCGGTGGGCTGCGCGTCTGTCGCCGGTGCATCGGCAGCGGCTGTGCTTTCATCGCCCAGGATGTAGGCCACATCAAGGCCCAGCTCGGGGCGCTGCTGCGCCAGGACGCGCAGGTCTTTTTCGGGGAATGCATTGCGGCATTTGCGTATGGCAAACGCTTTTTCGCTGAGTCCAAGGGCCTCTGCAACTTGCTTGTCCTTGGTGACTTTGAGTTGCAGCTTCAAACGCAGCAGGCGTTGCACGAAAGTGGTTTTCATGCCGCAGCTCCCAGCAAACCCAAACGGCGGGCCACGCGGCGGTGGTAGCTCACAGCGCCCAGGCTTTTGCCCATGTAGCGGGCAATCAGGGCGCGGTTGGCACCCACGCGCTCGCCGTCAATCACCGGTTGCAGGCAGGGGCGCAGCACGTCCAGCGCGTGGGCCTTGGCGTCTTGCAGGCGGTGCAGTTCGGCCTCCATGGCGTTGAAGGCCTGAAGGAAAGCGATCTGCCAGGCCATGGCATCGCGGCCCGTGAAGCGCATGGCCAGAAAGGCAAAGCCGTCGTGGGTCAGGCGATATTCGGGCTGGGCTTTGCGCTGCTCATTCAGGTAGGAGGACGGCTCAAAATTGAGCCGTCCGAAAGCTGGATCAGGCATGTCGGCCAGCAGGTTTTCAATGTCGCGCAACACGTTTTTGTGCAGCTTGCCAAAGCGCTCGGCCACGGCGCGGCTGGTGGTGAAGGGCTGGCCGTCGGTGCTCAAAAACAGCACCTCGCGGGCGGCCAGCGGGTTGGGCAGGGCCAGGGTGAGTTGGGCGGTTGGGTTCATGTCAAAATGCCTCGGTTGGTTCAACCAGTGGAGTCAGGTAACTGGCTTGTGAGCTGGTTGGTTGTGGGGCGGGTATCAGGTCAGGGGCGTGAGAAATCACTGGTCTGATACCCGGCTTACTGGGCGCTTGGGCCGGGCTTGAGGCCCAGCTTCACGGCGATCTCGTGCGCTTTGCCGTAGTGGCCTTTCTCGATGCCCGCCATGACGCGGTGCACCTTGTTGACCGGATACCCGTGGTCTTTTGCCCACTGCGTGAAGGTCAAACCCTCTTGTTTAAATCGTTGCTTGATCTGTTCAGGCGTTTCCATTTGTCGTAACCTCTTAGAAAGTTCATCGGTGAATCTGTGTGTGAACTTTAATCCATATTTTGTGGAATAGTAAGGGGTTTTCGTGAACTTATTTTCAGATTGCCTGGACAGACTCAAGCCTTTTTTGCGCGTCAGCAAGGATCAAGAGGTCGCCGCCGCACTGGGGCTCTCGAAAACAGCGTTCAGCGAGAGGAAGAAACGCGGGTCTTTCCCAGACCGGGAACTCCGCGCCCTAGCCCAGCAGCGCCCCGAGCTGGGCATTGATGTGGAGTACGTGCTCACCGGTGGCACGCTCACGGCGCACCAGCGCCAGGCGCAAGAGCGGGCGCAGGCCTTCACGCAGGCGCTGAACACCACACCCGCAGAAAAAGAAAGACTGCGCAGCCTGCTGGACGCCGCAGGCACCACGATGGCCGCTGGCAACGCCAGCCGTGCGGGCACCTATGAAGCCATCAAGGACGTGCTGGCCGCCTGCTCAGACGACACCCTTCGACTGGCCCTGCAGCTGGTGGTGAAGCTGCACCGTGCTGAGCGTGCCGAGGAAATTGAGACAAGGCATCTGGCGGGGCGGGCATCCACCCCACCACCGCTTGGTATCAACACGGTGCATGGCCAGGTGGTGCAGGGTAACCAGACGAACGAAAAGGAACTGCACTTCACCAGCCATTTCGGCGTGACATCAACACCACGCAAATAGATCACTTCAGGTCATCAGCCCACTGCTTTTTGCAGCTTTTTTAGGGAGTTTTTCAGGGATGGAAAAACCGGAAATTGGCCATGTCACGGGCCAGATTGCCAATCAGATCACCAACAACGCACCCGTCACCTTTGTGATCAACGTCATCTGGCGCGCGCCCAGGCGCCCACCCTTACAGCGGCTGCAGTGGAGCCACTGGCTGTTTGTGGCGGTGCTGGTGCCGTCAGCCATCTGGAGCGCCTGGTGGCTGGTGCAGTTCGCTGTGGCTCACACCACCACCAACCAATGGTCTACGCCCCTGGTGCTGCTCACCACGCAGTTGGTGCTGAGCCTGGCGCTGCTGGAGTGGGGGGTGTTGAAGCCGGTTCGTATGACCAAACAGCAGCGTGCTGCCTGATGAGCATGACTATGTTGCTCTTGTCACCCAACTTTAAATATGCCTTGACAGATACCCGCCACCGCCCGTACTTGGCTCACTACGCGCGGGTTCGACCGCTGGATCAATGGCAGGCCTTGGGGTTTCAAGTAGCCATGAGCAAAACAGGTTTGGTAGAACAGACCGGAGGCGAAAATCTGTACGAGTTTCGTCGCATGTGGCGAACGGTTGCGCAGGAACAAGAGGCGCTTTCAACCGGAAAGCGGGTGGTGGACCACTTCTTTCCAATGCTGGACTACGTGCGTGCAGGGGTTCCGTTTGACGAATTTGTCTCGCACCCGAGCCACTACCGTGATTTCTGCCTGGCCAGCTTGGCCATGGAAAGGGGTGACGTTGACACAGCGATCACAGGCTTTCAACAGGCGCTGGCGGGTGATCCAGATGAAGTCCGGTACGCAGAGCGGTACTTCGAATTGCGGGTAGCCCGGGGTGATATGCAAGCCCCTGCTGACGAACTTGCGTACTTTTCCAACGAAGTGGATTCGATGATTCACACCGGTCGGGTGTATGAGTGGGTCAAGCTGTTGCTGGCAGGCGGTCGTGTAACCGATGCAGCGGCAGTGCTTCGCAAAACGGCCCACTTGCTTGAAGAAAGCATTGCGGGCCGCTTGCCCAAGGGGCGTTACTCGGGTGGAGAAAAATCATACGTCGCGTACAAGCGTAACCAGTTCCGCAAGAAGCTGGACTCATGGGCCGCGATGCGCAAATACAAGGCGCTGATGGCTGAGGTTGAAAGCCAAGGCGGACTTCCTGTCCAGGCACCATTTCCTTGAAGGTCACCTGAAGCCAACACCCCGCGTTCCGTTGCACGGCTCAAGGATCGCAAGCGATCGAACAGATTTTTAAGGAGGAAAAATGCCAAACGAAATCACCCATGCGGTTGTTCACAAACTCATCAAAGAATCAGGCCAACGCATCGCCACGCTTGAACTACGGCCACAGCTACTACCGATCAACAACCAGGTTCAGAGGCTCATTGACCTTATTTACAAGCAGTACAGCGAACAGGTTGGCAAAGGCTTTGGTCGGTTTGAGGCGGATGAAAACGAATATCCCGTGCAGGGTCACCTTCGAAACCACCTTGCAGAGGGCGGTGTCGACTTTTTGGAGCTATCGGCCAACCTGATGCGCCATTTGCAAACTCGGGCCAGCGCGGAGCAGTTTGCAACTGGCGGATTCGTACTGTTCGCAAAAATCACAGCCGATGGCAATCACTATCTGCTGTGCGCCATCGTGACCGAAGTAGCTGGGGTGGCCATCACCAATGGTCTGGACGTGATTGAGAGCCAGTATTTGGACATGAGCCACATGCGTGTTGCTGGTCGAATCGATTTGACTGCATGGCAGTCAGGTGGTGACCGGTACATCAGTTTTCTGAAGGGCCGGTCTGACGTATCAAGCTATTTCAGGCTGTTCTTGGGATGCAATGACATTCATGTTCCTCTTGCTGAGTCAAAGAAACTGGTCGTAGCATTGGAGTCATTTGCAGATCAGCAAGCACTTGCTCCCGATCAGCGAGACCACTTGTTTGACCTGGCCTATACCTACTTGACGGCCTTGTCCAAGGGCAAACGGCCTGTTGAGCTTGAGGCGTTCAGCAACCATGTTTGGCCAGATGATCCCGTTGCGCTGAAAACAGTCATGGCTGATCCGGCCAACGCAATCACAGACGGTTTCGTTCCAGATCAGCGCGCACTGAAAGCTTTGGTCAAGTTTGAGGGAAAGGCAGAATACTGGAAACTGACTTTTGACCGCAAAGCATTGCGCAACCGAGAGATTTTGTTCAACCGCGAAGACGGCACGTTGACTTTGAGTAACCTACCGCAGTCTTTGCGAGACGACCTTGAGCGTGACTACCAGACAGATGAAGCCGACGAAGTTTGACACCCTGCTTGTGCCTCTCTACCGCCAAACGCAGTTGTGCGGCGGGAGTGGCCGCACGGGTGTGTTGACGCTGGACACGGCCGAACTGGTTGACGTATTCAACATGGTGCGTAACGACGAGAGACGGTACGGCATTGTCCTGCGCCAGGATGTGAGCGCTGGTATTGCCTTGGGTACATCGGTCGAGGTGGAGCTGGTCGACCCGGCTACGGGCCTAGGCTTGCTCGCAGACAAGTTCGACGATGTGCTTCAGTTTCCACGAGGCCGATCAACGGTGCCACGTTTTTTTTGGCTTGAGCATGGGTTGGCTCATGCTGATGACGAGTTGAATTCCCATGCCGTGTTTACTCGGTACAAGCAGGTCATTGAACTGGTGTCGTTGCTGGCCAAGGCAGCAGCTTACTTTGACAAGGACACGGAAGAGCTGGTGTTTTTGAAATCTGGCAAGGTCAGTCTACCTGTCCGATACACCACCACCGACTTGGACAGTCTGAATATGCCTGCCCTTCAGTCCATGCTGGGTCAATTTGATGGGAGCGACAAACTGCACGAACAGTTGCTGCCCATCTTGGCCGATGCCGTGGTCAAGCATGTTGGCGGCTTGGAGCCTTCGCGTCGCTTTGCATCGCTTCTGAGCCATTTATCTGATGTGGCCAAGGACTTTGACGACGGACGGCGCTTGTATGTGGCCAGCTTTTCCTATGAAAAAGTGCGCAGTCAGTTGGAGGCTGACATGCTGGACGAATTGGCTCGCATCAACAAAACATTTGCAGATGTGCAAGGGCAAATTCTGGGTATTCCTGTGGCTACGGTGCTGGTCGCTACCCAGTTCAAAGTGACTGCCGTCTGGCGGCAGGAAGCATGGGTCAACACGGCGATATTGCTTGGTGTATTGGTGTTTGTCGTGTTGGCCAATTTTGTAATGCGCAACCAGCTGCATACCTTGGCAGCACTTGAAGCCGAGATCAAACGAAAAAAAACAAAGGTACTGAGTGAGTACGCTGTGATCAGGGATATGGTTTCTGGAACCTTTCCCAAGCTGGAATCCAGACTGAAATTGCAGCGTTTAGCTTTTTGGACGGTGCAATGCATTCTTGTTACTGGTTTTCTTGCTGCAGCTGCACTTTATCTGGCCATGACAGAGCCTGCTTGGCTGTTTTTGCGTGGGTTGTTCTCTGGCTCTCCGTAGCTCCCACGTTCTAAAACGCTTTCCTGAGGGCTCGACCCTCACCCCGGGCACAGTGGCTGCACCATGCAGACACTGAACCGCCCCACCAAGCTCACCTTCAACCAACGCACCCCACGCCTCTGGGGGTGGGCGCTCATCACGCTGGCGCTGCTGGTGGCTGTGTGGGCGCTGGCGCCGCAGCAGCTGCCGCTGAGCCTGTACAAGCTCAGCCTGGTGGCGCTGGCAGCCGTGGTAGGTTACTGGCTGGACCGCTCGCTGTTTCCCTACGCCCGGCCGGACAAGTTTTTGTGCAGCGACATGCTGCCCGACCTGCAGTCCGATGATTCCCCGACAAACACCTACACGCTGGAGGCCATGCCCGAGCCATCCCTGGTGTTTGGCCTCGCCATGCTGCGCCGGGCGGTCATTGTGGGCTGCGCCATGTTGGCCATGGGCTTGGGGGCCTGAGCCATGCAACTTCAACTTGGATGGCCGCAAGCGATCTGGATTTGCCTTGTGTTGCTAAACCTGGGCATCCACCTGGCCAGACATGGCCAGCCGAAAGGCCAATACAACGTTTGGATGTACAGCCTTGATGTGGTCGTGGCAGTCACGCTTTTGTCGTTTGGCGGTTTTTTCCCTGTTGCCCACGCCCAGGTGCCCGCCGCTGCCCACAAATACCGCGCCGAGCTGGTTCGCGCTGCCCACACACAGTGGGGCCTTGATGCGCCCATCTCGGCACTGGCCGCGCAGGTGCACCAAGAAAGCGGATGGCGCTCCGACGCGGTGAGCCGCGTGGGGGCGCAGGGCATGGCTCAGTTCATGCCGGGCACGGCCACCTGGTGGTGCAGCTTGCACAAACTGAGCGCTGCCGATTGCCAGCCCAAAAACCCGACCTGGGCGTTGCGTGCGCTGGTGGGTTACGACAAATACTTGTTTGACCTCACCCCCACCAGGTACACCGAACGCGAGCGCTTGCATGTGGCGCTGCGGGCTTACAACGGCGGGCTGGGCCACTGGAGAGCGGAGGCCGCCAGTACCGGGCTGGCCCAGCCCACGCTGGCCCAGGTGGACGCTGCGTGTGGCCAGGCCCGCCGCCACCGCACGCATTGCGCCGAGAACCTGGGTTACCCCCTGCGCATCTTAAATGTGCTGCAGCCGCGCTACGCCGCTTGGGGGCGTGTGCTGTGAGCAGCTCAATACGGATATTGCCTGGCTGGCTGCTGGCCTTGGTGGTGTTGGCCACCGGTGCGGCGGCTGGCGCCTACTTTGCGCGGGCACCGCTGCAGGTGCAGTTGAGCAGCGCGCGGGCTGACATGGCCGAACTGCGCACCACCCATGCCGAGACAGACCGCCTGCAAGCGCAAGCCGCTGCACGCCTCTTGCAGCAGGCGCAAGAGCGTGGCAACGCGCTGACCGATGACCTGGCCCAGCGCCAGGCGCAGATTGACCAACTCTCAACGGAAAATCGCCATGCACTTGCCCGCCTCACGACTGGCCGCGCTTGCCTCAGCAGTGCTGCTGTGCGCGTGCTCAACCAGCCCTCCGACACCGCCCCCACTGGACTTGAGCCAGTGCCCGAAACCCCCGGCGGCGCTGCTGCAGCCGGTGGGGCCTTTGCCACAGATGCCGATGTCGGGCATTGGGCCGCTACCGCCCGAGCTGAGCATGAAATCTGCCGCGCCCGACTTTCCGCTCTGATTGGCTGGCACACAGCGGAGCCCGCGCATGACCGATGACGTAGACCGCGCCAGCGAGCGCGAGGGCGAGCTGCTGGCCGAAGCCCTGTACCAACAGGCGCGACGCGCCGGGCTGGCCGGCAAAACGGCCGCTGACTCTGCCGAGTGGTGCGAGAGTTGTGGCGATGGGATTCCGTTGGCCCGCCGTGTGGCGGTTCCGGGTTGTTTGTATTGCGTTGCATGCCAGGCGCGGCATGAGATGAAAGGGCGGGGAAGGCTATGACGATTCAACTGGAGCTGTGGCATGTGATTTCGCTGATCGTGATTTTGATCAGCGGTTTTTTTACGATGTCCAAGCTGGTCATGAGTGCGCAGATCAAGCAAATTGAAGCGGGTTTTGCCGCGCAGAACCACAGGCTTGAAAAGATTGAAAAAGCCAACCAGGACGAGGCCACGAACTGGCAGCGTGCCGAGCGCGAGTTGCTGCTGATGAAGGCCGATATGCCGTTGCACTACGTGCGCCGAGACGACTTCGTGCAAGCCATTGGCGGCATCAGCACCCGGATTGACAATTTTGCGCTGCGCATGGAGCGGGCGCTGGACAGCACGCGCGACAACACGCGCAATGGAGGCTCCCTGTGACGATGCACCAACCCGCTATTTTGAAGGCCCGACGCGAGGCGATTCGCTGGCATTTGCTGGACTTGGCCAACTTGTCTCGGCCCAATGGCATCAATGTGGTGGCGATGCTGCCGGTGATCCAGTCGGTGTATCCCGATGCCACGCTTCAGGAGGTTCGGCGTGAGCTGGATTACTTGGAGTCGCGGGAGATGGTCACCATTGCCAAGGACCCGCTGGACAACTGGTTTGTGGAGCTGACGCGCACAGGCATTGACTTTGCCGAATACACGATTGACGCGCAGCCTGGCGTGGCCCGGCCCCGCATCACGCAGGGCTGATGCGATGCCAAGACGCAACAAGGTGTTGACGCTGCCCCCCGAGCTCAAGGCATGGCTGGACGCTGAGCTGATCAAGCGCGGGTTTTCTGACTACGCGCAGCTGGCAGCCGACCTGAAGGCGCGCGGGGCGGATATTTCGGCTTCTGGCCTGCAGCGCTATGGCAGTCCGTTTGAACGGGCGATGGCGCTGTCCAAAATAGCCGCTGAGCAGGCGCGTGCGCTGGTGGATGCAACGCCGGACGACCAGGACAAGCTGGGCGCTGCGGTGATTCGGGTGACCCAGCAAAAGATTTTGACTTTACTGATGGAGACGGACGTTGACGCCGAAGACGTGGATGTCAACAAGCTGTTCAAGAATGCGGCGGAAATTGGCAAGGCATCGGCTTCGCACAAGAAGTTCAGCCTGGAGGCGCGGGCGGCGATTGAGGAGAAAGCCCGCAAGAAGCTGCTGGAGGAGCAACGTTCCCGTTTTGACGAGCTGGGGCGCTCGGGCCAGCTGGACCCGGCGATGCTGGCCGCTGTGATTCAGGCGGCCTATGGCATTGCCCCGGCGGCTTGAGATGGCGATGAACATGGTGACACGCCCGGCCTTGCCCTTGTACCCCTACCAGCAGCGCTGGGTGGCTGACGAGGCGCGGTTCAAGATTGCGATGTTTGCCCGGCAGTGTGGCAAGACGTTCACGAGCACGCTGGAGCTGGCGCTGGATTGCGCGCGCGCCGAAGCGCTGGGGCAGCGGCGGCGCTGGGTGATTTTGAGCCGGGGCGAGCGCCAGGCGCGCGAGGCGATGAATGAGGGAGTGAAGCTGCATTTGGCGGCGCTGGCGGCGGGCTTCAAGGCCTATGACTATGAGTGGGAGCCGGGCATCAAGGCGTTGGAGGTGGAGTTGCCCGGTGGCAGCAAGATCACGGCTTTGCCCGCCAACCCGGATACGGCGCGCGGCTTCAGCGCGAATGTGTTGCTCGATGAGTTTGCGTTTCACCAGGACAGTCGGGCGATCTGGAAGGCGCTTTTTCCGGTGATTTCCAAGCCGGGCCTGAAGCTGCGGGTGATCAGCACGCCCAATGGCAAGGGCAATAAGTTCTATGACCTGATGACGGGCCACGGCGACGGCTGGAGCCGCCACACGACGGATATTTACAAGGCGGTGGCCGATGGCTTGCCGCGTGACATTGAGGAGTTGCGCCGGGGCGCTGGCGATGACGATTTGTGGGCGCAGGAGTTCGAGCTGAAGTGGCTGGATGAGGCGAGCGCGTGGCTGTCTTTTGAGTTGATCACGGCTTGTGAGCATGAGGCGGCTGGGCGGCCTGAGCATTACCAGGGTGGCCCTTGTTTCGTGGGGGTGGACATTGCGGCGCGCCATGACTTGTTTGTGATTTGGGTGTTTGAGCGGGTGGGTGATGTGCTGTGGACGCGGGAGATCATTGAGCGCCGCCGTGTGTTGTTTGCCGAGCAGGACATGCTGCTGGACGAGGTGTTTTCCCGCTACAACGTGACGCGCTGTTGCATGGACCAGACGGGCATGGGCGAGAAGCCGGTGCAGGACGCACAGCGCCGCCATGGCAGCAGCCGGGTGCAGGGTGTTTTGTTCAATGTGGCCACGAAGTTGGAGATGGCCACACGGGGCAAGGAGGGTTTTGAGGACCGGCGCGTGCGCATTCCCGAGGGGAGAAACGATTTGCGTGCCGACCTTCACAAGCTCAAGAAGGTGACGGGTGCCACGGGCACACCGCGTTTTGTGGCCGACAGTGACAGCACGGGCCACGCCGACCGCACTTGGGCGTGTTTTCTGGCGCAGCAGGCGGCAGCGGGCGGGCTCATGGTGTTTGAGTACACGCCAGCGCCCACCACCCCGCGCGGTTTTGACAACGTGGTCGATGGCCGTGACGACGACGATGACTCGCCGTTGCCGCTGATAGAGCACGGCGCCTGGTAGTCCAGGCGTTCAAGCTTTTCAAGTTCCCCAATTTTCTGGAAGCCCTATGGCCACATCAATGATTCTGGGCCCCGATGGCCAACCCATGGCAATGCCCGACCTGGCCGACGAGCCGCAAACGTCGCGTCTGCTGCACTTGCAGGGTGAGGTGCAGAGCCACCCCACGCGCGGCCTCACGCCGTCGAAGCTGGCGCGCATTTTGGACCTGGCCGAAGCGGGCGACATCACGTCGCAGTCCGAGCTGTTCGAAGACATGGAGGAAAAGGACGGGCACATTGCCGCTGAAATGGGCAAGCGTCGCCGCGCCTGTGTGCTGGACTGGGAAATCGTGCCACCTGTGAACGCGAGCGCGGCGGAGAAACGCGATGCGGAGCAGCTGCAGGAGCTGATGACGGAGGTGCCCGACCTGGAAGACATGGTGTTCGACAGCACCGACGCCATTGGCAAGGGCTTTGCCTGCCAAGAAATCGAATGGCACCGGGTGGAGGGGTTTTGGCTGCCCAAAACGATCACGCACCGCCCACAGTCGTGGTTTACCGTGCAACGCAGCTACCGCCAAGAGTTGCGTTTGCGCACAAACACGGTGGTGGATGGCCTCATGGGTGAGCCGCTGCGTCCGTTCGGCTGGATCACGCATGTTCATAAGGCCAAGTCGGGCTATATCGAGCGCTCGTCGCTGTTTCGCCAGCTGGTGTGGACGTATCTGTTCAAGAACTACGCGGTGGGCGACCTGGCTGAATTTCTGGAGATCTACGGGATTCCGTTGCGGGTGGGCAAATACCCGCCGTCTGCCAGTGAGAAGGAAAAGACCACGCTGCTGCGCGCCTTGGTGGGCGTGGGGCACAACGCGGCGGGCATCGTGCCCGAGGGCATGCTGATTGAGTTTCACAACGCGGCCACGGGCGACCCCAAGGCGTTTGAGCTCATGATGTCCTGGTGCGAACGCAACCAGAGCAAGGTGATTCTGGGCGGCACGCTCACCAGCGGCGCCGACGGCAAAAGCAGCACGAATGCACTGGGCAATGTCCACAACGAGGTGCGCAAAGATTTGCGCGATGGCGATGTGCGCCAGCTCAATTCGACGATGAGCCGCGATGTGGTGTACGCCATCGCCGCCATCAATGGCCTGGCGCCTGATGGCTTGCGCCGTGCGGCCAAGTTCCGGCTGAACGCCCAGGAGCCGGAGGATTTGCAGACTTACGCCGATGCGCTGCCCAAGCTGGTGAGCATTGGCATGGCACCCACAGTGCAATGGGCGCACGAGAAGCTGGGTATTCCCATGCCGCAGCCCAACCAGGCGGTGCTGCAGAGCGCTAGCCGGGCGCCTGTTGTGGCGGCGCTGTCGTCTCAGCGCCCGCCTGGCGTGGCTTGGGCCACGGCCGTGCCCATGGCCGCGCAGTCGGTGCCTGTGGCCATGTCGGGCCAGATGTCAAACACCATGGCGCCTGCGGTGGACCAGTGGATTGAGCAGTTGCGTGCGCTGGTGATGCGCGCGCAGTCGTTGGACGAAATTCGGGACGGTCTGAGCGAGCTGCTGCCCGACATGACCCTGAGCCAGTATGCCGATGCCATGGCGCAGGCCCTGAGCGTGGCGCACCTGGCCGGGCGCTACGAGGTGCTGCAGGAAGCGGGTGGTCTCGGTGGCTGAGGCGGCCTATGGCTCCCTGGCGTTCGCCGAACAAGAGGCGTTTTTTCGGCGCAAACTGAATCTGCCCACCACCGGGTGGACCGACATCTACACCTCGCAGCACGACTACGCATTTGTGGTGGCAGGGGCGAATCGAGACGCCATCGTGTCGGACTTCCGGCAAGCGGTGCAAAAAGCCATTGACGGGGGCAGCACGCTGGAAGACTTCCGCAAGGACTTTGACCGTATCGTCGCCACCCACGGCTGGGACTACAACGGCGGGCGCAATTGGCGCAGCAAAGTGATTTACGAGACAAATTTGTCCACCAGCTACGCCGCTGGCCGCTACGAGCAGTTGCAGGCTGCGCCGTATTGGCAGTATGTGCACCAAGACTGGGTGGAAAACCCGCGTGAGGAGCACAAGGCGTGGGACGGTCTGGTGCTGGAGCGCGGCCATCCGTGGCTCGAAACACACTACCCGCCCAACGGCTGGGGTTGCCACTGCACCATGCGGGGTTTGTGGCCCCGCGATTTGGCACGCTTGGGCAAGTCAGGGCCTGATCAGGCGCCACCCGTGAAGCTGGTGGATCGTGTCATCGGCCAACGCAGCATCCACGGCCCCCGCACGGTACGCGTGCCCGAGGGCATCGACCCCGGCTTTGAATACGCACCAGGTGCGGCAAGACTGCGCAGCGCCATTCCACCCGAGCGCCCCGATCCGCCTGTTCCTGGCAGCGCTGGCGGGCATGGGCTGCCCAATACGCGCCCGATGGACCCGCTGCCGCCACCGCGCCGGGTACCGGCTACCGAACTGTTGCCCTCGGGCCTGCCTGCCCAGGACTACGCCCAGGCGTTCCTGAATCCATTGGGCGCAACGCTGGATACCCCAGCGGTTTTCACCGATGTCATTGGCGAGCGTCTGGTGGTGGGTAAAGACCTGTTCACAGACGTGAAGGGCAACATCAAGGCCGACAAACGCGGGCGTGGCCCATTCATGGCTCTGCTGGCCATGGCGCTACAAGAGCCCGATGAAATTTGGGTGCGCCTGGAATGGCTCCAAGCGTTGGAAAAAGCCGTGGTGCGCCGCCGGTACGTGGCCCGTTTCGAGGTGGAAGGCCAGGAGGCACCAGCGTTGGCGGTGTTTGAGCTGGGCCAGGACGGCTGGACGGGCGTCACCACATTTAAAGGTGTGACCCAAAGTGAAGATGAATGGCGGATTGGCGTTCGCCTGTATCAGCGTGCCTTAAATGGCGGAAACAGGTAAGCCAGCGCGGCACCACACGCTGGCTTCTTCCGGGAGTAGGAGCGGTGGACCTGGTGCGGCCTGTCTCACCCGATGAAGTAACGCTATTTTAAGAGGAACCCATGGCCGGAACACATTTCACAGTCCATGTTGATGATGCAGAAGTCCAGGCACGTCTTGAGGCCATGGCCCAAGCCAATACCGGCGATCTCATGCCAAGGTTGGGTCAATACCTGCAGGACTCCACGCAGAACAGGTTCACGACACAAACAGCGCCCGATGGCAATAAGTGGAAAGCCCTGAACACCCGGTACGCCCAGCAGAAGAAGTACCACAAGGATAAGGTGCTCACTCTGAACGGCTACCTGCGCAGCGGGATTCGCCACCAACCCGTCGATGCCAACACCGTCGAGGTCGGCACCAACACACCGTACGCGGCCATCCACCAGTTCGGCGGCACCATCACACAAAATCCTCAGTCCCGTACCGTTCGCTACCGCAGCGTGGCGGGCCGGGTACTGTTTGCAGGCAAGAACGACACAGGAGCAATAGAGCGCCGGGTGACTCGCGGTGCTTACCAAGTCAACATGCCGGCCCGCCCGTTTCTGGGTATCAGCGCCATCGACGAGACAGAGATCAAAGACACCGTTCAAGACTGGATTTCAGGCCAAACCAAATCCTGAAATATCCTGCTCACTACATTTTTCTGTGGCGCAACTCTTTTGCGCCGTCTCACCTCAGCACACCCCGACTCAACCCGGAAAAAATCGATTTATCGCGCCGTTCCCTCTTTGAATATCTCAACTCCATTCACGAACGGCCAGCAGGTTGTATTGGTAGGGGGTCAGGGTAGTGACCAGCGCCAGCCCGCGCGCATCGCTCACGGCCACGGGCAGGTTCCAGCGGTACACGGGAATGCCCGGCGCGTCGCCTGTGGAGACCAGTGCAAAACCGCTGCCGATGGGTGGGCCGCGAAACCAGCGGCCTGCCAGCACGCCGACGCTGCCCGCGGTGCGTGCGCGCCACGACACACCGCTGCGGCGGCTGTCCAATTCCAGGCCATGTTCGCCCATGTCCGAGCGGGCGTCCAGGGCGGCGCGGTAGCTGGTCAGGTCGTCCGCGCCCGAGGGGTGAGCGGCTGTGACGCCCAGGCGCCCGGCCACGCCGTTGCTGGTGAGCGGGGCGGTGGCGTAGTCGCTGCGCAGGGTGGTGGTGGCACCCTGCTTCTG